CTAACCTTCGATGACATGAGTGTAACTTATTGATAACCAACATTATTATAAAAATTGTGACAAACAACTTCATGAATAATGCCGGTTTCAAAATGGAACTTAAAAGATGGATTCGACCTCAAGAGGTCCTTCCTTTCTTTCGAATTCCAGTCTGGCTCATGGGTCTATCACATATGTGGAAACAAGGTTTCCTACCAATGTGCAATAGAGTCCAAACATTATGGAAACATAATGGATCCACGTGGTTAGTTCAGTATCTTTCTGAGGTATCCCGTGCTATTGTATGTTGGCTTGGTAATGAATCTTATAAAAGATCTTCGATCTTTATAAGCATTACTGGGAAAGGCTTACCCAGACTAGTTCCTCTTACACTCCGTAAATCTATGATAGCTGGAAAGCTACGAGACTCGGGTGAAGGGAAATTAGTTATACGAGCTGTATTAACAGTTCTATCAATCTACCGAGTAATGGGTGCCAGACCAGTTCTTAAACTGGGTACTATAACCGACCCTTTTAAAGGGATCAGCTGTACTCTACCTCAATATGAGATAGATCTTGCAGTGCACTCATTAGGGTTGAAATCATTAAGACTTCAGCAGCCAGATCTCTTTAAGATTTCTGATTCTGCTGGACCTAATTACGCAAAAGCTACATATGGTGCTCCATTAGATGCAATAGCCTATATCCGTTATCCACGAGTGTGGTATAACTGGGTAAGATATTGTATTTCTAATAGATACTATATGACTGTCCTTTGGCATTTCGGATTGATACTACTTGGAATGGCCCTTTTACCTATCATGGTAATTTCGGAGAGTTTCCCAAAATATTTGGGACGTTTAGTTAAACTAAACGAGGCACGAGGAAAAGTTCGTATAATAGCTATTACTGATTGGTGGACACAAGTTGTGTTTCATCCTTTACATAATGCTATTGCGGAAATACTTAAACGATTACCGATGGACGGAACCATTAACCAGGTGAAACCATTGCAACGGCTTCTCGATTTAAATCGTGCGTCGCACGTGCTTTACTCTTTTGATTTAAGTGCAGCAACTGACAGGTTACCTGTTCAATTGCAAGTCCAGATTCTCAACACTTTAGGTGTTAGAGGTGATCTGTGGCGGGCTATCTTAGATAGACCTTGGCACTTAGATGATTCACCAATTAGGTATTCTGTAGGACAACCAATGGGCTGTTATAGCTCATTTGGGATGTTAGCTCTTACCCACCATCTTATAGTTCAGATTGCGGCTCAGAGAAGTGGTTGTGAATGCATATTTACAAATTATGCAGTGCTAGGTGATGACATTGTTATTGCCGATGATGCGGTGGCGAAAGCCTACCTTGCAATCATGGAAGTTCTCGGAGTAGATGTGAACCTTGTGAAATCTCATCAAGGATCTACTGCCGAATTCGCCAAAAGATGGATACACAGTACCTTGGGGGATTTCACTCCTCTTGGTGCTGGTAATATCTTGGTTACAGTAAGAAACTAC